TGATTTGCTCAAGATTGAGGATGAATATTCTATTGTCAAAACTGTTGGTTTTGCTACTACTTCTACTGGTCCTATTACAGGCATCGGTACTTGGAGTATTGTAGAGGTCGAACGGGGTGCAGTTGGATCTGCAGCAACTAATCATGCTGCAGGCGAAGTAGCAAGAATCCATAGAGGATCTTTCCAGATTCTGAACAGTCAGGTTCACTTTACTGAAGCACCTCTTGGTGGTGACTTAGGTGTTATTGACCCAAGTAACTTGCCATATCCTAGAGCATCCTTTGGTGGTAGAACATATTTGAGGAATGATTATGCAACAAACGAATTGTTTGATGACTTCTCTGATAAATTTGATGGTCTTGAAAATACTTTTGACTTGACTGCTACTGGTGCTGCTGTAACTGGTATTGGTTCTACGGGCGGTAATGGTGTTCTGTTCATCAATGGTATCTTCCAAGCACCATTTGGTGAAAACAACGAAGGCGTTTCTAACTTCAAGATTCTTGAGGATCCTGTTTCTACTGCTGCCAGTGTTCAGTTTACGGGTATCACCTCAGTTGGATTTACGGATCTAATTATTGATGAGGATGATATTAACCAAAACCAGTTACCAAGAGGCGGCATCATTGTTTCTGCTGCTTCTACTCCTGGTAGAGGATATGCTCCATTCAATGGTGCATCAGTCAAAGTCAATGTAAACACTGCAGGAACAATCACTGAGATTGTTGGTGTATCTACTACAGGTATCTTTGTTAACATTGAAGATGCTGCTTATGATAATAAGACTGGCATCATGACAGTCACAACTATTGATAACCACACTCTTGTACTTGAAGATCAAGTCAAGTTAGTTGGTCTTGAGTTTACCTGTCCTAAGAATCCTGTGGGAACACCCAATGGATTTACTTATGATCCTTCTACTGGTATCTCTACCATTTCATTCGCAACACCTCATGGACTTGTAAATGGTGATGCAATTTCTATCGAAGCGAACAGCATTACATTTACATGTACACAGGGTCCTGGCAATCATACCTATCCTCGTGTAACCGATCCCGCATACAACCAGTATCTTACCATTTCTGGTGTAACTGCAAATTCATTTAAAGTTAATGTTGGAACTGGTGGTACAGGTACATCTCCACACACTTTTGTTAGTGCTGCTACAGATGCTATCAGGACTCTGAACTATCAGGGTATTACGACTACAACATTCCCAGATCATGATGATCCGTTCTCTGTTGTTGGTATTACATCTGCAAGAACATTCAAGGTACAAGTCGGTGCATCTACTATTCCACACACTTATGTAAGTGGCGGTACTGCTGCTCAGTTCTTCCCACTGACATTCGGTTCTGGATACAATACCAATCTTGGAACAATTGGTATCGCTATCACTGATGTTGCATTTGAGCACAGATTTGCATCTGCTGGTATCAATTCTATCTTTGACAATACTGGTACAACATATACTGCAACTGGCGGTAGTTACATCTCCACTAGCGGTCAACTGACCTTAACTATCAATGGTCATGGTCTTACTACTAGCAACACTCTTGGTATTGATACTGGATCTATCGGATTCACTTGTGATAGTGACAACTTCTTGAGCGTCAATCTTTATCCTAGAGCAACTGATCCTGTTGCTGGTATTCTTACTGCTATCACTGAGGTGACTACAAATACAGTAACAGTATTTGTTGGTCCTGGTGGTGGCGCTGGAACTGGTGCAGATGTCTCTGCAGTTGTTGGTGCTGGCGGTAGTCTTGTCTTTACCATCAACGATGGTGGTGTTGGTTATGTAAATGCACACGCAAATCCACCAGAACCAAATGGAGAAAATCTTCCTATCGTAGGCGTATCCAGAATCGGTCTGGGCAATACAACTGTCACTGGCGTTGGTTGCTCAGTATCCGTTCAAATTGCTGGCGTCTCTACGGCAACAGGCATTGGATCCACTTACTTTGAGGTTTCTGACTTTGAATTCTCTAAGAAGGGTTATGGATTTAAGCGTGGTGATAAGTTCACTGTAACTGGTCTCTCTACAGATCCTTCTGCTGGAGATGACTTCCAACAGTTTGAACTTGAGGTTATCGATGTATTCACTGATCAGGTATCTTCCTGGCAGTTTGGTAACATTGATTACCTTGATAACATCAAGAGATTCCAAAATGGAAACCAGAAGAGATTTATTCTTGAGTATCAAAGATCTATTGTCAGTTTCGAGATTGACAGAAATGATCAAGACTCTAAAGAAATTGATCTTGGTTCGGTTCTCTTGATATTCATCAATGGTGTTATTCAAGAACCTGGAGTTCACTATACATTTGATGGTGGTTCTGTAATTGAATTTACAACTGCTCCTACTAGAGAAGACAATGTTGTTATCTTCTTCTACAGAGGAACCATTGGACAGGATAGTTTCCTGTTCGATGTTAACGAGATCATCAAAGTTGGTGATACTGTCAAACTGGAGAAGAGTACTGAAGTAGAACTTAATAGAGTAGATAAAAACGCCGCTAACTTTGCTCAGAGTGAAGATAGAATTGTTAAGAGAATTGACAGTGCTGCTACTGTTGAGACTGCATTCTATCAAGGTGTTGGTATTAGTAATGACAATTACAAACCACTTAACTGGATCAAGCAGAAGAAAGACATTCTGATTGATGGTTCTCTTGTATCTAAAGCAAGAGATTCTATTGAAGCACAGATCAATCCAGTAGCAAATGTAATTGGTGTTGTAAGTGCAACTGATGCATTCGTATATGTTGATTCCACAGCATTGTTTACTGATACTGATGGATTATTATCTGCCGCATTTGGTCTTGCTTATATTGCTGAAGTTGGATTTGGAACAACCGCAGTTTATGGTGTTAACTATGAAAACATGAGCGGTATTGAACCATTAGTTGCAAATGTCCAGGGTTTCATTGGAGTTGTTACTGGTATCAGCACGGTTCCTGGAATTGGTACGGATCTTGCACTCCAAATTCAGTTTGATGTTCAAGAGTATGTTAACAATGGTAATGATCCCACTGGGTTACAAACTGGACAACCATTCAGACTTTATGGGTCTGGAATCAACACTGCTGGTGTTGCTTTGACCAGTATTGATACTCATGACACCGATATTGTTGCAATCAGTACATATAACGGCGACAACATTTATTACACCCATGGTATTTCCTTCGTACCTGGAAGTGGAAGTCGTCTTGGTATTATCACCACAAACATTGCTTCTTATACTGATGTAAGTGATTTTGTTGGCGTCGGTTCTACCGCTGGTCCTAATTGCCACTTCACATGGGGCAAGTTTAGCGGTCTCACTAGAGACGGTTCAAACCCCGTATATGCCAATCTTAAGGGTCTTAATTTTGACCCACAATTGAGCAACTATCCTATTGTTCAAAGGCGTGGAGTTGGTTTAAGAGGCACTGGGGGTCTACCGAAGCTGTTATAAATACAAAAAAGTTAGACCCTCCGCCCGCTTATAATAATGGCAGCCATTATCACCGACCAATTTAGGGTTATTAATGCAAATAATTTTGTAGACTCTGTAATTGACGGTACTAATTCTTATTTTACTTTTTTAAGTCTCGCCAATCCAACCATTACTGGTTATGGAAGGACGAGTACATGGAATAGTACCACGGTTCAACCACCGTCCCCGATTGACAACATCAGTTATGTCAATCATGTTTATGATACGATGCTTTTCGGGCGGAAAGTGTTACCTGGTGATGTTAGGAGACTGATCCGCAAAGTACAGTGGACAAAAGGTACATCATATGACATGTATCGTCATGACTATGATACAAATAATAGATCTCTAGTTTCTAACTCTAGTAGATTGTATTCATCCAACTACTATGTGATGAATAAGGACTTTAGAGTCTATATTTGTATTGACAATGGATCAGCAGGTATTACATCTACCGCTAATGCATCTCTCGATGAACCAACATTTACTGATTTGGAACCATCCGCTGCTGGGACGAGTGGTGACGGCTATCTATGGAAATACCTCTTTACTGTTCCTCCCGCAGATATCGTCAAATTCGACTCAACCGAATATGTAGCTGTACCTAACTCGTGGACATCTTCTACAGAAAATGAAATTAAAGTTGTTAGGGATAATGGTGACTCAACAGTAAACAATAATCAAATCAAGGTTGTTTCTATTGACGAACAGGGTGAAGGTTATTCTTTCCTTTCCAATCCTGTAGAACTTGATATCCTTGGTGATGGTACGGGTGGTAAAGTACGGGTACAGACAAATACGAACGGACAGATTATTTCTGCAACCGTAACTGCTGGTGGTCAAGGTTATAGTTTTGGTAGAGTTGATCTTTCTTCCATCAATGCTGCTGCTACTAAGTTTGCGAAATTGACTCCAATCATTCCACCCTCTAGAGGACATGGTTTTGACTTATATAAAGAACTAGGAACTGATAAGGTCTTGATTTATTCTAGATTTGATAGTTCTTCATATGACTTCATCTCAGATACGACATTTGCTCAAATTGGTGTTCTCAAAAACCCAATTGCAGCAGGTGCTGGATCTACTGCTGTATTGAATACATCAGAATATTCTTCTACTAAGTCAATTAAGTTTACTGGTAATACTACACAATCTCTAGCAATTGGTGCAGAGATTAAGCAAGATATTACTGGTATTGGCACGGCAAAGGGATATGTCGCATCTTATGACATTAGCACTAGAGTGATTAAATACTTCCAAGACAGAAATCTCTATTTGAACCCCGTCTTTTACGATGCGACAGATAGTCTTGGTGTGGGGGGAGATGCCAAAGTGCTTGAATTTAGTTCTTCTGGCAATGCTGTAACTGGTCCTAGTGGTTTTAGTGTAAACATCGATTCTGGTTTTTCTGGTATCTCAACCACTACGCCTGCAGGTAAAGTTGTGGATCTTGGCGTACAATTCACTAATGGTCTTGCTGGTGCAGAAATAAATAAAAGGACTGGTGAGATTATCTACCTTGATAATAGACCTTCTATTACCAGGAATGAGCGTCAAAAAGAAGACATCAAAATCGTTTTAGAATTCTAAGAAGATGCCACAACAGACTAACCTAAATGTCAGCCCTTATTACGACGATTTTGATTCGGATAAGGGATATCATCGCGTCCTGTTCAAACCAGGATTTCCCGTACAGGCTAGAGAACTTTCTACCCTACAGTCTATCCTGCAAAATCAGGTAGAGACATTTGGTAGTCATATCTTCAAAGAAGGATCTATTGTTATTCCTGGATCCATCACATTTGATGGTCAGTATTATGCTGTCCAAGTCAATCCCACTCACTTAGGTGTAGATATTGGCGTATATGCTGATAAGGTAATTGGTAAAACAATTAAGGGTCAAACAACTGAGGTAACTGCAAAGGTTATCAATTTTATCAGCGCATCAGAGTCTGATAACGATTTTGACACATTTTTTGTAAAATATATTAACTCCTCCACAACTGGAGATTTTAATTTCTTTGACCCCTCAGAAGTTCTTGTTACTGAGGAGTCATTTACATATGGCGGTACAACTATTAATGCTGGTGGCACTTTTGCTTCTACTATTGATTTAGATCCATGTAGTATTGGTTCTGCTGCTTCCGTTGATGAAGGCATTTATTTTATCAGAGGTAACTTTGTAAGGGTCCTCAAGCAAACAATTATCCTTGATCAATACAACTCACAACCATCTTTTAGAGTTGGTCTTAGAGTTGTTGAGAGTACGATCTCAGCAAAAGCAGACAACAGTCTCTATGATAACGCAAAAGGTTTTAGTAATTTTGCTGCTCCTGGCGCTGACAGACTTCAAATCTCTCTGGTTCTTGATAAGAAACCTGTAGAAGATTTTGATGACACGGACTTCGTAGAAGTCATGCGTGTTGATAATGGTGAAGTCCTTTCTATCAAGAGAGAAACAGAATATTCTAAAATTAGAGATTATCTTGCAAAAAGAACTTTTGATGAGTCTGGCGATTATACCGTCAATAAGTTCCTTGTAAATGTAACTGAGTGTTTGAACGACAGACAAGGAAACAACGGAGAGTATTTTTCCGATCAAACAACCTTTGATGGCAACGAACCTAGCGATGATCTTGCATGTCTGAAGATCAGCGCAGGTAAGGCATATATTCATGGATATGATATTACTACTGATGGTCCTACCACATTAGATTTTATCAAACCCAGAGAAACTCAAGAAGTAAAAGATAAGTCATTCCCATTCCAGATGGGAAATAAGTTTGTTGTTAATAATGTATCGGGTATTACCACCCTTACAGATAGTATCGATCTGTTTGGCGGACCTCATGTCAATGGCACAGGTTTAGCAGCTGGTACATCAAATCAAATCGGAAATGCAAAGGTATATAACTTTGGTCTGAAAGATACTAAGTATGAGGATGCTTCTACTGAGTTTGATCTCTATTTGTATGACATCCAAACATATACAGACCTCAAACTAAATGATAATGTAAGTTCTACTGAAGTTATCAAATCTGCATTTATTGTAGGTAAAGAGAGTGGTGCTAACGGATTTACTGTATCTGCTGGTGCAGGTTCTAGCACTATCCAAATCACTCAGGTATCGGGTAACTTCCGTCCTGGCGAAAAAATTCTCATTAATGGTGTTGAAGAACTCTCAAGATCCGTTGAGTCTGTAAAGGCTTATGGTATTAATGATGTATTCTCCTTCGCACAAAGTGGCAACAGCTTTACTGCAAACAAAAAAATTAATGACAGAATTCCTCCTAGATTAGGAACTGGTGAGGTAACTATTGACTTGAGTGGTTCTACTGCTACGGTAACTGCTCCTAGAATCGATAGTTTCCAGAGATTCAAACCTGGCGACATTATTAGATATACTGACAACAAGAGCGGAACACAGACTCAGTTCCAAAATGTTGTATTGAGTATTGCTGCTGATTTGCAGTCAATGACCGTTGGTACTATGACAACGGTATCAAACTTGTATGATGGTCGTGTTGCTGATTTTACAGGTCCTATCACGATTGCGGCACAGGACACATCTACAGAGAATGCATCTCTGATTACAATCCTTCCAGATCTCAATGTATCTAATGTTGATTTTAGTGGATCTACACTGTTCCTTACTGCACAGGTAACCAATGAGTCAACAAATGCTTTGGGTCAATTAGTTGTTCCCATCTCTTCTGTTGATCTTGATGATGTTTCTTTCGCAGCATTTGATGAGGAAAGATACCAAGTTCAATATTCTAATGGCACGATTGGTGTAATTGAAGACAACCAAGTAACAGTATCTCCTACTCAATTGACCATCACTGGTCTCAATGCCTCTCAAACAGGCATGAAGGTAAATGTTACAGTAATCAAGTCGAACATCAAAAATAAAGTAAAAGAATACAAGCGTTGTCAACAACTCTCCGTTACTAGATCAACAAACAAGTCTTCTGGTACTGACCCAGCGACCAGCGTCGGTGATGGTCTCACACATAGCGAACTGTATGGTCTGAGAGTTCAAGATAGAGATATCTCTCTCAATGAGCCAGACGCAATTGATGTTGTTGCTATCTATGAGTCTTTAGATACTAATGCTCCTATTTTAGATAAACTCACATTCACATCTACTGATGATGTGTTTACCAGTGCAATCATTGGTGAGAATATCTTTGGATCGACTAGTAAAGCAATTGCAAAAGTTGTATCTATTGATGTAGGTAATAGTCAAATTGAAGTAGTTTATTTAACTGATGATAGGTTTGCTATCTTAGAAGCTCTTACATTTGAAGAGTCTAATACAACTGCTGTTCTTCAAGGAGCAACACCTGGAAAATATAGAGATATTACTAGCAGTTATTTGTTAGATAAGGGTCAGAGAGATCAGTATTATGATTACTCTAGAATTGTAAGAAATAGAGGATCATATATTCCTCATAGACAACTTCTGATTATCTACAACAGATACGATATTCCCAGTGGAGATACTGGAGATGTCTTTACTGTCAACAGTTATGATGAAGAAAGATATACTAAGGATGTCCCTCAAATTGGACCTGCTCGTATTGAAGCACATGATGTCTTGGATTTCCGTCCAAGAGTAGAATCTTACAATGTTGGTAGTTCTTCAATTTCACCATTCTTCTACGAAAATAGATCCTTTACTGATAAACCAGATAGAATCTTGACTCCAAATGAGTCAATGACATTTGACTATGATTTCTATCTGCCTAGAATCGATAAACTGATTCTCCTGCCTGATGGTAACTTTGACCTCATGAAGGGCAAACCAGCAAGGCAACCAATTCCTCCTGTTCATAAGGGCATGGGTATGGAGATTGGTACAATTCTTCTCCCCGCATATCTCAGAGAAACTGATGAGGCAAGGGTATATCTGAAGGATAACCGCCGCTACACCATGAGAGATATTGGTGATCTTGCGGATAGAATTGAAAACTTAGAAACAGTTACAAGTCTGAATCTCCTTGAGAAGAGCGCAGAAAGTCTTCAGATTAGAGATGCACAAGGTCTGAATAGATTCAAGTCTGGTTTCTTTGTTGATAACTTTAAGACTTTCGATTTTATGCACCCCAGTTCTCCTTGTGAGATTGATAGGGATCTTGGAGAGTTGCGTCCTCTTAGAGAGTTTGATTCTTCTGTATTACAAGTCGCTGCTGCGTCTAACCTCCCAGTATCGCAAATTGACTACAGCACAAACTTTACTCTCTTAGACGAGAACAATACACAAAAGACTGGTAATCTTCTCTCTCTGAAATACGAAGAAGTAGTATACATTCAGCAAGAGTTTGCCACGAAGGTAAACAACATCAACCCCTTCCATGTTGTTGCATACACTGGTGAAATCAAACTGAATCCATCTGTTGATAACTGGATCAATACAAGAGAAACTCAAAATGTTATCCGCAATACTATTGGTATTACGGTCTTTAACAATCAAGTTGCTGCAAACTTCTCTATTAGTAGAGGTGGATCTCTTGGTGGATCTGCAACGGTAACTACTAGAGAAACTGGTAGAACTGTTCAGAGAGATGATATTAGATCAGAGAACACTTTTATCGCAGAAGAAACTTTCGATCCATTCTGTCGTTCCAGAAATATCGAATTCCAAGCAATTGGTCTGAAACCGTTTACTAACTTCTATCCATTCTTTGATAATCAAGGTGGTGTTGATATTGTTCCTAAACTGCTTGAGGTTTCCAATGTATCTGGTGCTTTCCAAGCAGGAGAGACTGTAAGAGGAACGATTGGCGGTGCTAATGGAACTAGTTTTGAATTTAGACTCTGTACTCCTAATCATAAGACAGGTCCTTTCAACAATCCAACTACAACATATACAGTCAATCCATACGATCCAACGAGCACTCTCCCAACTGGATATTCTCAGGCATCTACTGTCCTGAACCTTGATACTGTTGCATTGTCTGCACAAGCACAAGGTGCATTCTTCGGATTTGCGCCTACAGGCATGGTCATCAGAGGTCTTACAAGCGGTGCTCAAGCAACTGTTGCTGGTGTCAGATTGGTTTCTGACGACTTTGGTGATCTCACTGGTTCTATCTTCCTAAGAGATCCTAACCAGACTCCTACACCCGCAGTAAGAGTTAGATCTGGTAACAGAGACTTTAGATTAACATCTAGTCAAACTAATGAGAATCCCTTACCAGGATCTACCCTGATTTCTCAAGCTACAGGTCGTTATCTTGCTACTGGAACTACAAGAGTTGTACAAACTGATATCAGAATTACCACTCTTGAAACTACAACGATTACTAATCTCTCTACTATTGATATTAGAGCAACTGTTCCCCCGCCGCCTCCACCGCCGCCGCCAGTTGTTATCAACAACACTCGGGTCATCAATAGAACAAGAACTATTGTCAGAAATGTTACCAGAGTTGTAAGAAGAAGACGCAGGCGTCGTACAAGAAGAAGAGACCCGCTGGCACAAACAATTGTGACAGGACCAGAGGGCGCATGGATTACATCTTTAGATGTATTCTTCGCTAAGAAGAACGCAGGAACCACTCCTGTGCGCGTAGAAGTTAGAACAGTTGAACTTGGTACTCCCACGCTGTTCTTGATTGATAGAGCTGCTCAGGCAACTGTTCGTCCTGCAGACATTAAAACTTCTACAGATGGTTCTGTGGCAACTAATGTCAAGTTTGAGACACCTTTCTACTTAGATCCAGATACCTCTTACGCTATCGTTCTTCTTTCTGATAGTGATGAGTATGAAGTATTCTGTGGTCAAATGGGTCAAAAGGCATTGAACCAACAGACTCTTCCTTCTGCTAAAGGTAAGATCTACTCTCAGCAGTTTGCTATGGGTTCTCTGTTCAAGTCACAGAACGGTGCAACTTGGACACCATCTCAGTTTGAAGACCTCACATTCAAACTCTACAGAGCAAAGTATACTTCTGACCTGGGTCTGCTTACTTTCTTCAACCCTCCTGTTGAACCTAACAATGGCGTATTGCCTCCGCTTGCGTTTGATCCAATTACTGCTATTCCTAAGAAAGCAAAACTTGGTATCACGACAACCTCTACCGCTGGTCTAATCGGTACTGTCTTTGCCCCTGGTCGTAAGATTAGTCAAAGCACAGAGACATATCGCTTTGGTTATATTGAGGATAAAGGTGGTCCCGTTCTTGGAGTTCCTGGAATTGAAACAGGTGGTTCAAACTATGGCGTACCTACTAATCCTGTTAGTACATACAACATCAGTGGCGATGGTTCTGGATTGACTCTTACTGCTACTGTTGGTATGGGCATCTCTGCTATCACTGGAGTTTCTATTGCTTCATCTGGTAGAGGATATAAAGTTGGTGATGTTGTTGGTATTGTAACTGCCGATACAGGTGGTTCTGGTTCTGGTGTTCGTATTGGTATCAACTCTCTTGGCGGTATTGACACTCTGTATCTGACTAATGTTCAGGCAGAAGAATTTGATATCACAACTGGTACTGATGTAACTTATCATCATGCATTAGGTTCAGTTATTGATACTGGATTGGATGTGACTTCCTATGATGCCACTGGCAGCATTTACACTGGCGAATACTTCAAGGTCGATCATCGCAACCATGGTATGCATAGTCCCCTGAATAAGGTGATTATCAGTGATGCTGCTTCGGATGTACTACCAACAGAATTGTCTGTTGCACTTGCATCTAACGAGACAACTGTATCTGTTGCTTCTACTGAGCAGTTTGACTTCTTTGAAGGTGCTTTGGTTAGCGCAGCAAACACTGGTTATGCTTTTGTTGGTAGTGAGATTCTCTCTTACACTAGCGTCGGCGTCAGCAGTCTTAGCGGTGTCGTAAGAGGTGTTGATGGAACTAAAGCTCTCAATCATCTCAAGGACGATATCATTACTAAGTATGAATATGCTGGAGTATCTCTCAGAAGAATCAACGCTGAGCATGATGTAACTTCTCTCCTTAGAGGTATCGATTCTTACTATCTCCAAATTGATAGAGGATCTAGCAGAGGTAGTGATGATTCTACTAATAACATTCCTCAGGTATCTTTCAAAGAAGAAGCAGCAGGCGGTGGAAAAGAGGTACACGCTTCTAAGAACATTCAGTTTGACGCTGTAAGACCTCTCATTGAAGCAGATACATTCGGACCCCAAGACTTTGTTTCTCTGCAGATGAGAAGCGTTACAGGAACCTCTCCTGATGGTACGGAAACATCATTCATTGATGCTGGTTTTGAAGATCTGAATTTTGATAGAATCAATCAACTGGAAACCACTAGAGTTCTTGGTTCTAGAATCAACGAGTCGAATCGTCTTGGTTCTCTGCCTAGAAACAAATCATTTACATTTACTGTTGAACTTGCTAACAGTGGTGATGAGTACAACTCTCCTACAGTTAACCTTGAAGGTGCCAATGCACTCTTCTATGAGAATAGACTGAACAAACCGATTGAAGATTATCGTACTGATCCTAGAGTCAAGTCTAGATTCAACGATCCTCATGCTTCTTATTATATGTCCAACCCGATCTATATTAAGAACCCCGCAACATCATTGAAGGTTGTATTTGAAGCTCGTAGACCTATTGAATGTGATTTCAGATGTCTCTATAGCATTCTGAAGACAGATTCAAGTGAAGTAACTCCTGACTTTGAGTTATTCCCTGGTTTCCTCAACCTCAGAGATACTGATGGAGACGGAATCGGAGATGAGGTTATCGATCCTACTCAAAATGATGGTCAATCTGATTCATTTGTTGGTGCAGATGAGACCCAGTACAGAGAGTATACATACTCTATAGATGATCTTCCTAGTTTCAACGGTTTCCAAATCAAAATCGTATTTACTGGAACTAATCAAGCGAAGTATCCTGTACTGAAAAACCTTAGAGCAATTGCAGTAGCATGAGTTTGATTCCCGTAGAGGG